AGGTATTGTAAGTTCTTGTGCTTTAATACTTTTCAATGTATCATAACTAAACTCTTGCAAACCTCTTTTAGCATGAAACATAACATCAGTTCTTTTAGCACCTGGAATTAATTTTCCAGCACCAACATAACCAACTATAAAGTTATTTATAATATCATCTAATGTAATGTAAGAATAACCACCATAGTTATTGTTAATAGCAAACTGCTTTAATTGTATATAAAATCTACCATTATAACCAGCAGATAGTGGATCTCTTAATACTATTTGGTTAAATGCAAATATATAAGATAAGTCTTCATCTATAGCTACAAAACCAGTACCATCATCATAATACAATGTGTAGTTAGATACTGAACTTATCTGTATACCACCTTCATCAACAGCACTAACTGCTACAGTGTTAAAACTCCAAGCGTTTATAGTTATCTCATTACCAGGTACATTACTTAAAACACCTAAGTCTTGTTGTCCAGCGTAATATTGAGCATTAGTTTCTGTTAATAGTGCCATTTATTATGATTTTTCGTTTACTTCTTCTTGTTGGATTTTCTGTGCTGCAACTTGCACTATTTGTGGATCTCTTATGACTATACCTTGATATAGTAATATTCTCAATATAATTTCTGTTCTTTCTGAGTTGTGTAACTCAAAATCTACAGAGTTTACAGAGTCATATAATAATTGACCTAAAGAACCGGTTGTAAATGCCCAATTTATATCTAAAGGTTTTTTAACATATTGCACCTTTACGTTGCTATTTATAGAGCTAGGTGAAATAATTAATTGATCGTTTTCGTATAAATATATTGGATGTGTTAATGAAGGAGCTGTTAATTGGGATTTTATTAAGTTATAATAATCAGCTCTACCTACTCTTTGTATTTCTGTAATAGGTCGATTAGTTTGTTCTGAAGTGACAGAACCTAATCTATATAAATCAGTTGGTACTGTAAATGGATTAGTACCAGTTGGCGCAGCTTCTGTTTTGAACTCTGCTATTTTTTCGTCTGTTATGGCAACCCTATCTGAATATTCAACGTCAGATTGTGGTATACGTAGTTGTTGGTTTAAATCTTCAAAATAAGCTTCAAATATTTGTCTTTGTACTTGACTACCTATCTTATTAAACTCATCTGGCGTCATATATCCACGCTGTTCTTTATTTAGTATAAGTAATACTGTTCTATATACTGTATCTACGTTTACTGCCATTTTTTAATATTTTTAAAAAAAAGGGTGGCGAAATACCACCCTATTTATAATCACTTGTTATTTAAGCTTTTTATCTATTGATTTGTAAACTTCAAGTCCTTCATCAGTTTTAAACCAAGCAGCTAACGCGCTGTATGGGTTTTCATCAAAAGGAACAGTCATTAGTTTACGTCCATTACTAGCCCAATGAAATGTTCTCTGATCATCAGCTAATTTTATGATACCATATTCTGTAGCTCTTATACCATAGTTTCTAAGTTCTACATTTTCATCATTTGATAATTCTATAAAGAGTTCTGGATTTGCCTTGGCAAATAACAATAAATCTCTTTTTAATTCCTTAGTACTCATTTTAGTTACTTCAGAACCAACTTCAACTCTCATTATAGCTTCAACCTTATCTATATCCATTTCCTTAGCTAAATTTAAAGCTTCTATTTGTAAGTTAAGATCGTCTAATTCATCAACAGCTTCAACTACAGCATCAAATTCATAATACTTTGAGTCTTTCATAGGATGATATAAAGACAATAACTTTTGTAAAGATTGTTGGTTTTTAGGTACAAATAATACACCATCTTTAAATATTATATGGCCAAGCATTGCTTTACCATCTTGTTCATCTACAAATGGAGATTTTTGGTTTGTAGCATACCTAAGTTCTCTGTTGTAACCTTTTTGTTCATCAAAATATAACAAAGGAGTTCTTCTATTAGATCTAGACCTTAATATATAAGTCAAAGGTTTCATACCCTTTAATAGGTAATGCCTATCTTTTATTTCCCATTTTGCTTCAGCAGATGGTACTTTTTTTGTTTTTTCTTTTGTTTCCATAATATAATATAATATAATAATAAAAAGCTAGAGTGCCGAAGCACCCTAGCATTATTTCTGATGTTCTTATGATTGGAATAACACGAAGTTATTAGCACCTTGAACACAAAGACATCTTTCAGACAAGAAGTTAACCTTCATTGCATCAAGACTAGATGTGTAAGCACCACCAACAGAACCAGTAATCCATGATTTCATTCTTCTGTCTTCAGTTTCAGAAGCTCTATATCTTACATGTAAGAAAGGACGTCTGATATTTTGACCCATAATTTGATCATAAACAGTAGAGGTACCAGCAGGTATTAAAACACCTTCGACAGTGTTACCAGGTACAATAGCTGTTAAACCTAGAATACCTCTAGTAGAAGCATCATTTAGATATTTCCAGTCAGTTTTATAGAAGTCATAAGAACCTCTTCTAAAACCAGAGAAACCTAAGTTAAGTGCCATATCTGCTTCATTATCAAATAAACCAAAAGAAGCACCATTGGCAGCATTTTGAGCAGCTCCATTAACTTCTGCTAACATGTCATCAATATCTAGAGCTATTTCTCTATTTAAGAAAAGCATGTTTTCTTCAATAGAACCTTCTTTGTCTAATTGCTTAAGTATAGTATCAAAGTCAGCTAACGCACCAGTACCACCACCAGCACCAGAGAAACCATCCATAACTTGACCTCTATCTTTGATAGCAGCAAATAAACCTTCAGAACCGTCTACAGGAACTGTAGATGGATTAGCACCAGCAGTTCTTTTCTTTTCAGCTTCAACCATACTCATTTCTAAGTAATCTTCAAATCTAAGTCTAGTTTCAGATTCAGCTTTTAAATACCAAAGATATCCAGAAGTTCCATCTTCAGTAGCAACTTCAACCCAACCAATCTGAGCAGTGTCAGAACCGTTAACTTCAAACTCATCTCTAATGATGATAGGCTTGTTGTTATATTGAGTGAAAGCAGGAGTTAAAGTTCCATCAGCAGAAGCAGATCCTTTAGCATACTCAGAACCGTAAACAAATACAGTTACATCATCATTTAAAGTAAAAATACCATCAGCACCTGTAACAAAATCAGAGTTTGTATAAGGTTTACAAGTGATAGTACAAACACCAGCAGCAGCTGCAGGTACAGCAGTTACTAAAGCTGTCATTTCACCAGCTGCACCTTGTACAACTATAGTTTGATTTACTTTAATAGCACACTCGTTACCAGCACCAACAGTTACGTCGATTTCGTCTCCGTTAGCAGCGTCTATATTACAATCATCGTAAGAAACGTGAAGTCTATTTTGTTCAGACCAAACAACTTGATCAGAAGACATAGGCATTTCAGCTCCTACCATTCTCAAGAAACCTCCAATAGTTCGGTTTCCGTATCTTTCAACTTCAGCTTCATAAAGCTCTGGTAGATATTGCTGAGCAAAATCATTACCAGCACCAGTAAAGCTTAAGTAATTACTGTTTAACGCTTGTCCTTTTATAGGAGCAGGCAATAAACCGGGTGAATAACTTGTTAATGTTCCCATTTTAATTTAGTTTTAAGTTTTATTTTTTATTTATTCTTAATTTTAACTTAGAACTATCTACACCACTTATTGCTTTTACTTTTAATCCATTAATATAAACATCACCAGCAGACGTAGTCCTTGGTTCATTAGTTATATTTTTAGATTTAGCCATCATATCTTTAACAGCATCGGCTTTGCCTTGCTCATAAAAATGATTAGCTATAGTATCAGCGTTTTGTGCTGCATAAATGGCTTTGTGATAACCTTTGTAGTCTTTAACTTCACCCTTGTTATCTAAGAACTTCCCGACTAGGTTAGTAAGATCTGATTGATTATTAGCAACATCTTCAGTGTTTTTAACGCCGTATCTAAACTTCTTTTCACCCACGTTGAAATCAAAACCTTTGAATTCTTGGTTGAAAAAATCTTTAGTTCTAGCTTTAAACCTACCATGTTGCTCTTGCACCATTTGTTGTTCTTTGTTATGTCTATTGAAAAAGTCCATTGCTTTTTGTTGTTCTTGAGTAACGCCCGGTCTCAACTTGATCTCGTCGTAATATTTACTCTTTGTCTCTTCCAAAAAGTTTTTGGCTTTAGCAACCTCTTCTTTATACGCAAGTTTCTTTTTACGTATGTCTCTCTCTTCATCTATTTCTTCATCATATGAAAAATTATCTTCTAAGAGAAAGTTAATTTCTTCTAAATCCAAATGTGGTTTGGATTTTTTATAATATTCTTTTAATAAAGTATCATTATCTACTTTAGAGTAATCAGCATTTAATCTAACATAATCGTCTATTGTCCCACCTGTTTCTTTCATAAAGTTTACTAATTTCTCTATGTTTTCAGGTAAATCAACTTTAGGTTGTTCAACTTCAGTCTTAGTATCTTCAACTTTAGTTTCAACAACTTCTTCTTCATCTGTTATTTCTGATATAGGAGATTCTACTACTACTTCCTTGTCTTCTACTTTTTCTTTTTCTTCTTCTTGTTTAGACCCGTACCGGTTCGTCCATTTTCTTGCTATCTCCGGATGATTCGCCCACAGATACTTCCTTTGTTTCTCCGATTTGAACGGCATTTTCTACCTCCTTTTTTTCTTCTTCTTTGTTTTTAGATAAATCTACTTTTATTGTTTCTTTTTGATTTTGTGTAAGTTTCTTAGGTCTACTTTTTTTCTTTTTAATTTTAAAGTCACCTTCTTGTTTTACTTGTTCTGACATAATATAATATAATAGTTAATAATAATTATCTAGGCGTAAATTGCTCTAGTCCAAATCCACCTAACGTGTCATTACCTGCGGATTCAAAGTTTTTAGGTAATAAATCATTTTTTCTTTGATCTATTAATTCTGATTGTTGAGTAGCTTGTATTCTAGTTCTCTCGTCTTTTCTATCTTCTATTTCAGCTTCTTTAAGAGTTTCAGCATCTGCTTTTATTTTAGCTAATTGCATGTTATATTGAAACTCTCTTTCCATTAGTTGAAGTTTAACTTGAGCTTCTCTTTCTAGTTTAGTAGTTTCAAATTCAGATTTCATTTTCTCTATTTGAATTTTTTGCTCTGTTAACACTTGCTGTTTCTGTGTTTCAACCATTGCTGTTTGCTCTGCTAATTGAGCATTAGATTGTGCTTGTGCTTGTATATTAGCTTGTTGCGCTTGCTGGTCTCTTTCTTGCTTCTTTCTTCTTCTTTGCTTAAGCATTTGGTTAGCTAATTTTAAATTGCTAACTTCTCTAATATCTATAGCATCTTCAAGATCTATTTGTCCAGCTTTTAAAGCTATTTGTATATTCTGTTCTAAACCTGCTTTTTCTTCTTCATCTGGTTCTAATTCTAAGAATATACCAAAATCATGTATATTTAAATCTACTAACTCATCTAAAGTTCCTACATTGTATTTAGATATACTTTGTTCTAAAGACATTCTAGTTAATGGAAACATTAATGCATCTGCTATTCTTAGAGATACATTTTCACATGTCCTTAATGTTAAATATAAACCTGCTTGTAGTATATGACGAGTTGCTACATTAGAATTTGCAGCAGCTAGTTTTTGTAATCCAACTAAAGACTGTTTATCAGGTAGTGTACCATCTCTTGCCTCATTAAGTCCGGTCACATCTCTTATCATTTTAAGATAATATTCATATGTTTGAATAAGAGATTGTATTTTACCAAGACCATTTGATGTTTGAATCTCTTGTATTGGAACTTTACCTGGATTCATTCCACCATCTTGCGTCATACTTCTACCAACAATAGAACCTGTTTGGAAATACATGTTCATTGCCTCAGCTGGATTATAATTAGTACCGTTTCCTAAGTCTACCTCTGCTAAACCATCTACATCTACAAAAACCCCATCAGGGACCATCCTAGACATAACCTGTTGCAGTTTTAAATGTGTTAACTGGATCATATCAGCAAAACCAGTAATTCTACTAACAACAGATTCTATTCTACCTTTATACATTCTAGGAGCTACTATATTGTAGTTCATGTTAACTTTAGTAGTATCTGCAAAAGGTCTAGTCATATTCTGTGCCATCTCCCATTTAAGCATCTTCTCATGACCTAATATCTTAGCTCCACTATATAGTACTTCTATAGCTCTAAATGCTTTTTTGAAACTATCGTTTTCAGGTGGGTTAAAACTATCTCCTTTTTCAATTGCTTTTTCTAAGCCATTAACGCCTTTTTTAATTTTAAATACTTGATTAGTATAAGTCTTGTATTCAAAATAAAGTACTTGAACAGTTTGGTCGTCATATCTTCCACTCCAGTTTCTAGTGTAGTTTTGGTTACCTGGATACTTTTGTATTTCTTCTAATTCTTCTGCTGTTAAGTATGGAAATTGTTTTTTAAGTTCTGGTAAACTAATAGATTTAACTTCTCCAGCATAATATATATCTTCAAAGTTAGGATCTTCTGTATATGAATAAACTAAAGCTGATGGATCTACATATTTTATAGTTACGCCTTCTGATCTATTAAAATCTGTTTTAACACAAGCAATACCTAATATAGTTAAATCTTGGTTTAATCTTCTTCTTGTTAAGTTATATTTATTGTTAGCTAACACAGTGTTTATAACTTCTTCTTCTGCTACTTCTACAGACTGCTTATAACTCATCTGCATATGTAGTTCTAATTCTTCTTCATCTATAGGAGCATTTTCTCTATCAGGATTAGAATATAAATCTATACCTGTAGTTTGCTTTACCTTATCAATAAACTGTTTAGCATTTATATCTATTAGTATATTCTCAGCATACTTAGTTCTTTTTTGCACTGAAGTAGGATCTTGTGCAATAGCTTTTATGTCATAACTTCTTTGTGACATTCCATTAACAACTATATCTACAAACTTAGGTATAACTGGAACTGGCTTCCAATCTAAGTTTAAATAAGATAAATCACCGTTTATAGATAATTCATCTTTATACTTTTGTATAGATTGTTCTCCTCTAGCGTAAAGTCTTAATCTATGAAAGTTGTTATAGTTAGTGTTAAACCTATCATACCAACCTCTGTCATTTCTAAACCATTCTGACTCTATAGCTCTACCGACTCTTAGACCATACTCGTAAGTAGCTTTTTCAGCATCAGGTACTACCTGACTAGGAAAAGAACTATTTGGATTTGCATTTGGAATTATACTCATTTATTTTATTTTTGAAACATAACCAGTATTGTCATATCTTTTTATACCTAAATTAATAGATTTAGTTTGTCTTTGTGCTATAGGCACGTATCTATTTTTGTTACAAGCCATTATGGCTAATCCAGAACTTATAGAAGCATCATGCTTTGTTCTATTGTTTATGTTGAAAGCAGCCCAATCTTCTAAGGTTTTTTGGTGATACATATCTCCAAAGTTTTCTTTTAGTTGACCAACATATTCTTCTATATAGCTTTCTATAGCTGCAGCATGTGCTTGCTTAATATCTTCGCTTGTGTTTGGTATACCACCTATTTCTTTTTCTGTTGGAGACAACTTGTTCCAAACTTTATCAGGACGATTCATAGAGAAACCTCTGTAACCTCTACGTTTTAAATAATACAGAAATCTAGGTTTGTTATTTTCAGCTAGTATTGGCATACCATAAAATACTAAAGCCATTAATATTTCTTCAAAGAATATTTCAGCTGTTTGAGGTCTAGCTATATATTCTAAGAAAAAATGATTTGGTGGAGCGTCTTCCATCGAAAACTTAGTAAGCCCATGTAAAGCACCGTTAGATCCTTTACCATCAACAGTTCCTGATATATCGTAACTATCAAGACCAAAAGCTCCAATGTGTTCATTTCCAGGTTGTTTTACTCCATTCTTTATTATCACTCGATTTTGTAAGTTTTTAGGAGGAACCCAACTAACATTAAATCTACCATCTCTATTAGGTACAAATACTACTCTTGTATCTTTAATACCATTTTCCCACATAAAACTACCTTTAGTGGTAGTGTTATTCATTTCTTCATTATAGTCTATTTGCTCGTATATTTTAGTTAAGTTAAATAAACTATTTTTAGTTTCATCTCTAAATGCGTGTTGTTCAGTTCTTGGAAACTGCCTGTAATATTCGTTTAAACTATCTTGGTCGGATTTTAATCCATCAACTTCGTTTTCCCAGTGCTCGATGACTCCGACTGTAATTGGGATATTGTCGATTCCGATAACCGGATCTTTTTGCGTAAGAAATACAGGTGATCCAAAAGTATCCATGAATCCTTCGTAGTTCCATTCCATAGGGATGAATAAAGAATAGAGGCCAGAACTTGTTTGTCCGTTTCTATTTCTTTTTGTAACATCTGAATTGTAGTACAGTTTTTTGAAGTTTTCTCCACCTTTGTCTAAAGCATTTGAAGTTGAGCCCATCATACATTTACCTACAATCCTTGATCCTAGCCTTAATGTAGTTTTTGTAACTCTCCAGTTGTTTAATATGTTATCAGGTCTTTCCCATTTACCACTTTCATCATGTGCTAGTAGTTTTAGTTTTTCACCATCATAGGAGTTGTCACCTGTGTTTTTCCAGTCAATAGTTGTATCTAATCCTTGTAGCTCTCTAAGCTGTTCGTTTGTTTCCAGTTTTCTACGTGTAAGTTTAGATGCGGGAACTCTATATGCCAGTTCGGTTTTAGGACGATCCATACCATCTTGGATCGGCTTGAAGAAAAATGGATAATTAATCGAGATTGGTACAACTTTATCTGTGAACATTTTTTTAGCATCAGATCCAGTTTTTGAGAGAATACCAAATCTTGCATCTGAAGAGATTGTTGCCTGATTAACAAGTTCTGCTGATGACATAAAGGAGAAACCACTCCGTCTGTTTTTAAGGTAACACATTCCGTAACATCTCGCATCTGCCTTGCAAGCTTCCCAGAATATAAAGAATAATCTGTTTGCTTCTCTATAATCTGCTGCTCCAACATCAATTTTTGACCACTGTAGGTACATATAATGAGTACCAGTAATATAAGTAGGAATACCATTGTTGTAAAACCAATATCCTTCATCTCTTCGTTTAAACTCATTGTCAATGTAATCGTACCATTTCTCTTTAAATTCATTAGGATATTCATCCCAATCAAACCTACTTTTAATCCTAGCTAATTCTTTTGGGTATTCTTGTTTTTCCCAATATTGTTTCTCTTTATCTTTGCTTCGTTTAAATGGTTCATTTTCTGCTGGTAATGCAATACGGAGGTTTTGAATTTCAATGACTTGTCCAATTTGACCAGTTTTACTAATTACTACAAAATCATAATCAGGATTATAACCATACTCCCACTTTTTATATCTATTTTGTTTCTTTAGATATTTAGGGTTTATAACATCTTTTACTTCTTTCCAAAGCGTTTGTTCGTAGCTCACTTACTCCTCCCTTCAGCAAAACCTTTAAAAGCTCTTTCTTCTTTTTTAGCTTCTTTAGGTTTACCACTTAACATTTCTTCTTCTTGTTCTATTCTGTTAAGTATTTCAAAAGCATCAAATATAGCTAACTTCTTTGTAGCTGCAGCGTTTTTAAGTCTGTCAGCTGAAACATCATCGTCAGAGTCAACTATTTTTTCTTTAGCTACTTTTATCAACTCCTCTACTGCTCTTTGTCCAGCTTGGATTATTTTCTTTTTCGTCTCCTTCGTATTCATGAGTTAAAGCTATATCATTAGATTTCATACAATAAAGTCTTTCACCTTCTATAATAAACTCAAACTCTGAGTTAGGTGTAAAAACTACAAGTGCTCCAGGTGTTACTCCTGCAGCTTCTAAGGAACTATTACCATATTTTAATATACCAAAGTTAGGTTGTTCCTTACGGTTCTCTAGGTGGTTTTTATTTAGTATTGGTTTTACAAAACAATAATTTAAATGTGGCTTAAGATTATACATGTATATCTGCTCTGGTGAGCAAAAGTATAAATCATCTTTGAAAAAAGTAGATGAGTTTTTTTCTATACCTTTAATATCATAATATCTACGAAAAATATTATGATGAACATATACTATATCATCTTTTTGTACTTTAGTTTTATAAGCAGCTGGAGTAGATACTACAACTGCTTTTTTACTTACAAACCTATGATTTTCAATACTAGTATTAATTATTAGTTCTTTATCATCTACTTTTCTAATATTATCATATCTCCCAAAAAGAGGTTTGATAATAAAGCTATATAAGTTCTTCATTAATACTTCAAATCAAATTCAACTGATATAGCCATATTACGGTTGAATTTCTTCCAAGGAAGAACTTCGTCATCTTTAGTTATATATATGTTATAAGAATAATCTTTGTCATTAAAAATTATATCACATATATTATGACCACCGTATACTTCTTGACCTAAAGAATAATGCATTGCATCGTTCTTATAATCAGATCCAATACTAATTTTACGTATTACATTAGACATGACTAACTGCTGCTTCCTTTTCTTCTTCTATCTTAGTGTAAGTACCGGTTTCTATGTCGATATTTATAGCACCATATTCTTTTTCTAAAGAATTTTTAAACTCTTCAACATCTTGGTTTACACCTGCTAGCTCATGTAGTAAACCATGTTTTTGGCTTTCTAGATAACCTACTTGGTGTAGTATGTTGTTTGTTTTGTTTTGGTGCTCTTGAATTGTTTTTAATTGTTCCTCTGTTATTTTGTTTTCCATTTAATTAAATTTAATTGTTTTTTTTATTTACTCAGTTGGTGGATTTGGGTCCGACCACTCTGGAGTTGCCATCAACGCTAATGCTGCTTCATGATCCATTGTCTCAACCGGAGTTAATGAACCATTAGTGATAAAACTAGGTTCAACTTGGTAAGACAGTAACCCTTGCGTATTAGCTAAGTTTCTTCTCATTGTCTGAGCTGAACTCTGATTAACTTGACTGAACAAAATAGCATTTGTATCGTCTAAGTTTATTACTGCATAAGTTGTTGCCATTGTTTAATTATTATTTGTTAATTACTTGTTATTTATATATTTACTTGTTTAATTTCTTTTTTACGCTGGTACGTCTGCAACTCTATCTTGTGTATCCATATTCACTGAAAAAGCATTGCTAGATGAGTTAGGTGCATCACCTTTTAGGTTAGTTGGGATGTCCATGTTTGTAGCAGTTCCGTTCGCAGAACTACCTGGTCCATTACCTACTAGTTCTGTTCCAGCCATATTAGCACTAGTTCCATTATTACC